GAGTCTCGGTATAGCGTACCAAGAGGATCATCATGCGTTGACCGCGTGACGTAGGGGTAGAAAACATCTCCCTCTTTTGCTGGAATGACATCAACGCCAAACTCATCCATGGCAGCCATCGGAGAAATGCCATAGCAATAAAGCGCCCAATCAATCCTGCTGTAGTCACTTACTCCATAACCAAGGTAAAGATTTTCTGGAGATGAGATAACTTGAACTCGTGGGATTTTCTTAACTGGGTCGTAGTAAACCTTTGCTGCAGTGTCCCCGTACAAACTCTTGTACAGCGCAGCGTCCTCCATCGTAAGATCCATTTCAGCCTCTTCCCACCATCGGAAGAACAACTTCTCGCGCTCTGCCGCCATCTTGCGGTCATCCTTGTCAGTGCCATTTGGCACGTAGTTAATGACTGGCTTAACAGCCTGAAGCGACGCTGGAATCGTTACGTATGAAGCATGCGCGTTTACAGAAACGTGGGCGCGACCAGAGAGCCGTGCGCTGGGGTCATCAGCCCAATGGTCAGCCCCACCGATAGTCATTGAGTTTGCATGGAATAGGTTATCAAATCGTCGGAACATACCGCGACGGCGATCAGCCTCTGACTGGTTGGCTGACTTTCGGTTTAGAATTTCACTAAACTTTTCTGCTACTCGGTATTGATCTTCATCGTCAAGAAGGCGAGCCTTTGTCCTGAGAGCATTGATGCTTGCCTTGTAGGTATCTGGCAACTTCTGTTCAAAGTACTTCTTCGCACCAGCAATGACATTTGCTCCAGCCGCTCCTCTTCGTACCGTATCAAATACATTTGGGTCGGTTGTTACCAGACCAGCAACTGGCTTACCGTTTACAAGTTGAGTGCTTACGCCTTTTGCTTTTGCCATCAAACTACTCCAAAGTAATTAAACTGCGGATCTTCAACCGCTTCACTTGCGGACCGCGTTGCATATCGCACGGCTACGGCAAGCGCCATTACAGCGTCCGTTTCCAACTTACGATCATCAAGTTTATATCCCAGCAACTGTCTCCTCAATTCAAGCCATATACCAGATCTAGGAAACTTAATCATTTCTTTATCTATAATAGTCTTAAGATCTGATAGTATCTCTAGTTTCTTTGCCTTAGTACCAGAAAAGTCAACTTGTCTTAACGGCTTAATAATACTAAGTTCTTGGGCAAACATCTTACCCCCAAACCCAGTACTATCCAAGATAGTAGTACAGGTACTCCCCTGATTATACAACAAGTGTGTTTCACGGAGCATGTTAACGACGTTCATTATAGTCTGACGACCACCCCGCCGCCTAGCCCGCACCCCCAACATCTTGTGTTTGTCGGTAAAATCTATGGTCACAGACCACGTAGCATCAGAGGAAATCCCAGGGTCACAGCCTTGGATATAGCGGTGTTTCTTGATAGGAGGACTTTCTTGCTCAACGACTGGATCAAAAGCCTTATCCACCATTTCAGAGGAGAAGTACGAATCACGGGCTTCAATGAAAAATCCATCAATATTTTGAGGGACAAGATGTTCTACCTGCTGTCGGATGATATTGTCAAAGTTCTCCTTGGACAAGCCGAAGCCAATATTGTCACGGGTAGACATCCTAAACGAGAGGAACTGGGGATCTTTGTCTGGATTGTCGGGATTCCCCAATTCCCAGAGGTCGGCGTAATCATTGATCCCTTCCGTCGGGGTGGAGATGAAGTGGAGTTGCCCGCCAGTGGAGAGTCGTCGGAGGTTGAGCACTTCTTGGTAGATAACCATAAGGTGAGCATCAAACGCAGCCTCGTCAAAGGAGATCCCATGCATGTCCTTTCCGAGGAGAGCCTTCGCCTTGTCCTGCGTCGTCCTGAAGTGGATGTTGCCGCCTCCGACAGCCTTACTGAATTGAACCCAAAGGTACTCCCCGCGATACTTCTTGTCAAGACTCGCGACTGGACCAAGTTCGGCAAAGAGAGGACAGCCTCTACCCTTTTGAGCAGGGTGGATTCCCTGAGTAATCATGGAAATTTCCCTAAATACAAGTTCAGCCGTTTCCTGCTGGATACCAACATGATACCAGTCATAAGGGGCATTGATCCATCGCATAGCGTCGTCAGCGTCGTTGGACTTCGGAGGACGAATCCCTAGTTTATAAAAGGCAGAGTGAAAAATTACCAGTGCCATTGCAAGAGTTTTTCCAGCACGGTTACCAGCAGATACTACGGTAGTCAAATACTTTGGGGACCACCCGTTTTCCGCACGCTCAGAGCAACCAGAAGCCCATCGCTTCTGACCATCATTCATTTTTACCCCTAGGAAACGTTCAGCAAAAAATGCTGGGTCTGTCCGACCCCTATGCAGATCGCTTAGTATTCCTTGATTTGGTTGCTTTATATTTGGCAAGTAATGTCTGTCCCTTCTTGTATAGCCTTGCTCTAGCCGCGTCGCTTGTTGGGACTGGCTCTCCCCACGCAGCGGCGCTCAGCGCCCTCCGCGTTGGCTTACCATTCGTTCCAACCATTGCACCAGGCGCTCCAGGTCCAAACATGCGAGATAGGAACGAACCCTTCCTTCGCATTTTTTCAGGAGTATTTGCAGCACCAGTTACACCCTTTTTAATGTTATGACCAGCCGCACGAAGAGAAGCCCTACCGCGATCATTAAGACCGCCGCGAGGGTCCTTCCCCTCCTTGCGCTGCCAAGCAGGAGATTTACCCACGAGGCTTTCTCGTCATCTTGCGTAGTGGCTCATCAACACTAGAAACCTGATTAGGCTCAATTGTTGCACGTGTAACTGGGATTGGATTATCCTTAACGGGAGGATCCCACTTGTCAATTTTCTGAAGTGGTGTCTTTTCCCGACGCATCGGGTTTACAAAATCACGAGGCTTAAACTTCATTTTCTACCTACCTTAAAGTTAGGAAGCGGCAGGGACTTACCGAGAGGGACTGCGATAGAGTCCGCTGCGCGCTCCGATTCAATATCCCAAAGACTCTCTAGGATTTTATATGCTTGATCGCCAAGGATCTTCTCAAGAGTTTCAACAAGCCGCTCAATTGACCCATAATGAATATGAGTCATTTCATGGGCGAGGATCTCTCGCTGATGCTCTGGCGACTCCTTAAAGAAGTCGTTGCTAAGCCTAACTGTAGCAGACCAGAGGTTCTGGCTTACTTCAATATCAGCCCACGAGTCATCAGGCGGTAGATCATCAGAAACCTTAATGTTCCACTGCCGAAGGTTTAGTTCATCCTTGACTTTAGCAAGGTAATTTCTAACCTTATCCCTCTCCGTCACAATTCCCCCTATCGCTTCTTGCGAAGTTCCTTTGCTACCATCTGAGCAATTGCAGAAATTGCAGCACCGCTCAGACCACCAACAACTGCACCGCGTCGCCCAGCCGTCTTGCGGGTACGCTCGTGGCGAAGATACGCAGAACTGCTTAGTTTATCCGAAGTGCTACTTGGAGCAAACCTTGCATCAGCCTTATTGTAATACTTAGTTGTCTCCTTTTGGGAAAGACCAGATGCCTTACGTGCAGCAGTTGGGGTATCTCCCTTTTTAACAAGTTCACGATAAACATCCAACTTTGCAGAGTCCTTAACCCGTGGCATTCTTCGGTATTCGTTATTATAAATACTTTCTGCCGCGCTAGAGATACTCTTAGACTTTTGGTCTTTTCCAAAATAGGTCTCATTTGCAGCCGTGTACCCAGCCATTTCTCTTGCGGTAGCCTTAGTAGCCCTAGACAAATTAGTCTTTCGCGCGACTCCTCTACCAATAGCAGCACCAGCAGCAGCACCACCAGCAACGGCAAGAGGGTTGATTCCATCCCTGTTTACGCGCGGAAGTGATCGCCTTGGGGACTTCAGTTTTCGCGGAGCGAACTTCTTCTTTCCAGCCATATCAACCCTTCTTCTTTCTCATTTCTCCTGCTAGATGGCTTGCGACCATAGCAGCAATACCAAATACACCAGCACCGCGAGCAGCAGTGCGGGCGACTTTACCACCTTCAATAAAGGTGTTAGCGTTTCGTAGAGACCTAGCCATATTTGACGAGGCTCTCTTTTTAACTTTTACAGCCGTAGGGAATGAGTCTGTTAGATCTGCAAAAGAATCTAGGATGCGAACAGTCCTTGCATTCACTCGTGCAATTCCAATTTGCTTTGACGCAGCGCGACCAAGACTCTTCTTGTTAGCCATCTGATCTTTATAAATTAATTCAGCCTTCTTAAGTACCTTCTTTGAAAGAAGTTTCTTTCCAGCAGAAACTGGATTCTCTGGGTCAACGTAGTGACCAATCATGCGAGCAGCACCGCGAACGTTTCCCTGCTTAATCATTTGAGCAGCCTTAAGACCAGTAGCCTTCTTAAGGTACTGATTCCCTTTTCGGTTTCGCGACTTCTTAGGCATTGATCTGCTCCTGTTCAACTTCTTCTGCAGTCCCCTCAACAATCATTGCTCCGCCCAAAACTTGAGCAAGCATAATTGTAAGATCCCTGTCAACTGTCTTTTCTTGACGGCGGTCAATCATCTCCTGAGCGCGTAGCCCTTCAGCCAGCGTAGGGATCATAGCCCCGTCTTCCACCATATTATACACCTGATTTGCCACTAGGGTAGCGAGGTCTCCCTTCGCCTTAATAGTCTTAGACTGCTTCTCTAGCACCTTTTGAGCCTGAATACGGGCAGCCTCGTGCTTATCAACAAGGTGGTTTCGCTTATGATTTCCAATGCTAATCCTACTGATATATCCACCGTTTTCTTTGAGCCACTCGCTAATCCTTGAATCGGCAACCCCGTCCTTGATCTTCTTATTGATACCCTCAACAAATGGGCTACGGCAGGCTGCGCACTGGGTCAGGACAGGTGCTAGTTCAGGCACGCTTAATGATGACACACCTAGTGGCTGGTGCATCCCCCTTGCTTGAGGCGATAGCCTTGAGTTCCTTATCTGTAACAATCACAGCAAACTTCTCCTTGCCCTTGCCAGTAAAGGTTGGGTCAGCAAACTGGAAGCCATGATCTGCGCACCATGAGGCAGCAACCATGTGTCCGTACGTTGCTCGCGGATGACGACCGACGTACCGCTTATGCCATGCGCTAATTGCTTGCGGCGGATAGTTCTTCGCTGCGTCTACGTTAATCACAATGGCAGCGCCCTTCTTTAGGCTGTCAACTACGTCGTCCCAGTCCCTTGCCCATCGTCCGTTTGCACCCAGTTCCTTACATACCTTGATGATCTCAGAAAGAGAGGTAGCATTGTCTGCGACACCTGGCTGGTCTTTCTTACCAGTGGCTTTTTCTTTAGCAGCAATACCCTGTGCAGCGGTAATGTCCTTGCCGAGAACCCATGACGAAGCACATGCAGCAGAAGACGGACCACAATCATCAAGCACGCCGCCTTTCTCTACATGTGGAAGTTGGCTACGAATTTGTAGTTTCATCTTTAGTAATTGATGGATATTCAATCCAATATTCTTCTGGTGGTTCAATAGTACCAGAATTTAAAGCCTCAACATATTCAGAAGCAAAATCTTGCGCCTCTTCAATTGTAGCCCAAGGACCAAGACGGTTGATAATATTCATATCTTGATCATAGATATAGACATGACCCTCTTCGCAAATTACAGAAGCGTAAACTACCATGAGTATTCTAGCATTCCAAGTGCATTACTCCATACGTGAGGAAGGAATT